GATACAAGGAGCAGATGTTAACAATCCAAAGCCTATCTTGAAAGATACAGTTATCACGCAAAACCAAAGTGGAGTACTTGTTACCGCTGAAGTTGCTAGATACTCAGATTCAGATGGTACTGTGCACGCAGTTAATTTAACTTCTGGTGATGGTACATTTAGATTATTCCAAGCAGATAGCACGGCAACATTTGATTCTGCAACTAACATTCATACTATACAGACAGTTGGTGAACTGAATAAACTTTCTGAAAACGAACAAAATACAGACTTTGGATCTTTTGGTGACGACTTCCTTGACTTTAGCGAATCGAATCCGTTTGGTGATCCATCGGGGAATGACTAATGAGTGACGATTTTTTTGATTTTGGTTTTACAGCCGTAGACGAAAACGAACTTGAGGCTGTTCAAAAAGCTGCTGCAAAGACTGAAACAGTTGCTGCGGAAAAAATGAACACTCAAGAAAAGATAGATAAACTATATAACGCAGTTGTGCCTTTGTTAAATAACTTAAAGAAGAATCCAGAAAAAGAATATATTCTCTGGCCAGATAGACTAGCAAAGGTTGAAGCCTTTGAAACACATTTACAGAAGATCTATAAAAGCTAATGTTTGGAACTCATTTTTATCACGAGAAAACTAGAAAGGCAGTTGCCATATTTGGTAAACTGTTTAATAACCTGTATGTGGTTCGTAAGAATAGAACTACAGGTGCTAGTACATCTCAAGTAAAAGTTCCACTTGCTTACGCACCAAAAGCAAAGTACCTAGACAGAATTCGTGAAAACCCAGATCTCGACACTGATACAAAAGTATCGATTAAACTTCCACGTATGTCTTTTGAAATTACATCTATTGCTTATGATAATCAAAGACAGCTATCAAAGACAAATAATTTCACTCGGTTCGGTACTGCAAACACAAATAGAAATAAATTTTTCGCTGGTGTGCCATATGTAATTTCTTTTCAATTGAACATATACACAAAAACTCAAGATGACGCGTTACAAATAGTAGAGCAAATATTGCCTACCTTCAATCCACAGTATTCAGTAACATTAAAACCATTTGCGGATTTTCCTGATGTTTTAGAAGATATACCAATTGCAATTTCAAGTGTAAGTTTTCAAGACGATTTTGAAGGTGAACTAGGCGCACGTAGAACAATCATATACACCATGGATTTTGAAATGAGAGTACGATTCTATGGTGCTATAAATACTGGAGAGGTTGTTCGTGATGTACGTGCTAAAGTTTTTGATATTGGAGCTGGCTTGAATGATTCAGACATTAGATTGAATACAATACAACTAGTACCTAACCCAACTTCTTTGAACATACTTGCTGATTCCGACTTTGGATTCACCCGTATAGATTATGATGGAGACAGCGATGCACCAGGATAGTAATCACCAGAACGATTACAACTATTCAAGAGAAACATATTATGAATTGATTGAAAAGGGTAAAGACGCACTAGACAATATGATAGACGTGGCTCGGGAATCTGAACATCCTAGAGCATACGAAGTATTAGCAGGTTTACTGAAAAACGTTTCTGATGTCAACGATAAGTTGATGGAACTGAATAAGAAGCAAAAAGCTCTTGAACAACAAAATGAAATGAAGCAAGTAGAAAATCAACAAAATAATTTCTATATTGGCTCAACAGCCGATATTCAACGACTGCTTCAAGGCGATATAGTAGATGCAACAGCAACCGAACATACCGACGTATCTGGGGAACATAAATCTCAAACGAGCTGATGCTCAAGAAGAGTGGACTCCTGAAAAGATACAAGAATACAAGAAATGTATGGATGATCCCATATACTTCGCTAAAAAGTATATTAAGGTTGTGTCACTTGACAAGGGTTTAGTACCATTCGATCTTTATCCTTATCAAAGAGAGATGTTTGGTAACTTCAATGAGCATAGGTTTAACATTGTTCTGGCATGCAGACAAAGCGGTAAATCGGTATCCGCGTGTGCCTACCTGCTCTGGTACGCGCTGTTTTCTCCGGAAAAAACTGTTGCGATCCTTGCTAACAAAGGAGCAACTGCCAGAGAAATGCTCGGCAGGATCACGCTTATGCTTGAGAACCTACCGTTCTTTCTACAAGCCGGAGCTAAGTCTGTCAACAAAGGTTCTCTTGAATTCGGTAACAATTCTAGAATTATTACTTCTGCAACCACTGGTTCTTCTATCCGGGGTCTTAGTATTAACCTGCTTTATCTAGATGAGTTTGCGTTCGTAGAAAAAGCCGCAGAGTTTTATGCCTCTACATATCCTGTTATTTCATCTGGTGTGGACACCAAAGTGATTGTCACGTCCACAGCAAATGGTATTGGTAATATGTTCTATAAGATATGGGAAGGCGCAGAACAAAGAGTTAACGAGTATCATTCTTTTCGAGTTGATTGGTGGGACGTGCCTGGTCGTACCGAGAAGTGGAAAGAAGAAACGATAAACAATACGTCCAAGCTGCAATTTGACCAAGAGTTTGGTAATACATTCTTCGGCACCGGTGATACGTTAATTGGTGCTGAAGCCTTGATGGAACTAAGAGCAGCCAGTCCACTCTCATATATTGAAAACGGCGATGGATTTGTTTATAAACATCCAGAAAAAGGTCATGATTATATTATGACCGTAGATGTTGGGAAGGGAAGAGGACAGGATTACTCTACTTTTACTTTAATCGATATTAGCGTCACGCCTTTTGAGCAAGTGGCTGTATACCGGAACAACACTATCTCTCCATTACTCTTCCCTACAATTATATATAAGTACGCAAAAGTCTACAACAATGCTTATGTAGTGATTGAATCAAACGACCAAGGATCAGTAGTATGTAACGGGATATACTACGATCTAGAATACGAAAACGTGCATATGGAAAATTCAATCAAAGCTGACGCTATTGGTATTACCATGACACGTAAAGTAAAACGATTAGGTTGTTCTGGTTTAAAAGATTGTTTAGAGAATCATAAATTAACAATCGTCGATGAGAGTACAATTCTAGAGATATCTACTTTTGTGGCTAGAGGTAATTCATACGAGGCTTCAACCGGTAACCATGACGATCTTGTAATGAATCTAGTACTGTTCGGGTATTTTGTTCAAACACAAATGTTTAACGATATGACAGATATTAACCTGAAAGAAATGCTATTTAGAGAAAGAATGAAACAAATTGAAGATGATGTGGTACCTTTTGGATTTGTAGATGACGGTTCAGAGTTTATTAAAAAGATAGAAGACGATGGTAAGCCAGATTGGTATGTTGAGTTCGATGACCATGGAATTCGGTAATTATATAAATAACTGGGTAATTGAAATAACCGTATCATGAACCATATAAATAGAACCCAAGAGGTAAACTAATGGCACTTTTTGCACCATCCGAAAGTCCTGCAGTAGTAGTCAAGGAAGTTGATCTTACAGGCGGAGTGCCTAATGTTCAAACTTCTACTGGCGCCTACGTAGGTAAGTTTATGTGGGGACCTGCTGACCAAAGAACGTTAGTCGCTAATGAAGAAGAACTAACAGAAACCTTTGGTGCACCAGACACTTCTCACTCAATAGACTATCATGACGCAGCAACGTTCTTGCGTTATTCAAACACACTGCAGTTATTACGTGTAGCAGACTCTTCAGCTTTAAACGCCGTATCAACAACCGGCCGGAGAACAGTAGCTAAAGGTAACTACGCTGTAGGTAATTACTCAGTCCCAACAGTTAAAAATCCAACAGCATTCGAGTCGCAAGAAGCAGCACTTGATTCTGACGGATTTACATTCATTGGTAGGTTTCCAGGATCACTTGGTAACTCACTACAAGTTTCAATATGCCCACCTTCGATCAACGATTCAGCATTTTCTGGCTGGACTTACAAAGGTTCCTTCGATACTGCACCTGGTCAATCAGACTTCGCCGGTGCTAACGATGCAACAAACGATGAAGTTCACGTAGTAGTCGTTGATAAGAATGGTGAGTTCACAGGAACAAAGGGTACAGTTCTAGAAAGTTATCCATTCCTGTCAGTAGCATCTAACGCAGTATCACTGGTAGATGGATCTAATATCTTTGTGAAAGATGTAATCAATACAAGATCACAGTACGTTCACATGGTTGGTTTTGATTCAGACGATACTAATACCGGTAATGCTGGAACCGCAATCACACCAGGAACCGCTAAGGACTTCCTCGGTACCGCAGTTAGCACATCAGCAGTAACAGACTATAACTTCGACTCTGGCGCAAACTCAGGCACGTTGTCTGCTAGCCAGTACTTACTTGGATTTGACTTCTTCGAAGACAAAGACATTGTAGAAGTTGATTTCTTGATTGCGCCTGGTATGTCATCACGGGCTGATCAAACCGTCGTAACAAACGACCTTGTTGCCAATGCAAGAGCACGTAAAGATTGCGTTGTTGTAACAGGTCCTGCTAGAACAGACGTTGTAAATGTAACCAGTGAAGCAACAGCTACAACAAACATTACAGCAACATCCGCGACATTTACAAGATCAAGTTACAGCATTGTTGCAGGTAACTACTTGAAAGTCTACGATAAGTTCAACGATAAATTCATTCAGATTCCAGCAAGCTCGTCTGTAGCTGGATTGATGGCTGAAACAGATCGTGTGGCTGCTCCATGGTTCTCACCTGCTGGTACACGTCGGGGTCAATTGCTTGGTGTCACATCTGTAGAATACAATCCAAACAAGACACGCAGGGATGTTCTTTACAAAGCTGGAGTAAACCCAATCGTGAACCTTCCAGGTCAAGGAATACTATTGTTTGGTGATAAGACCCATGAAAATAGACCTTCGGCATTCGATCGTATCAACGTACGTCGATTGTTCTTGACACTTGAGCGGGCCATTGAACGGGCTGCCAAGAACGTACTCTTTGAATTCAATGATGAGTTTACAAGAGCTGAGTTCGTCAACATCGTCGAGCCAGTACTACGTGATGTTAAAGGACGCCGCGGTATTACAGACTTCAGGATTGTTGCTGATGAAACAGTAAACACTCCGAATGTTGTTGATCGTAACGAGTTCATCGCTAATATCTTTATTAAGCCGGCTCGCTCAATCAACTTCGTAACGCTAAACTTTGTCGCAGTTCGTACCGGTATTTCCTTCGAGGAAGTAACTGGGCAGGCATTTTAAGGAGGGATAACTTATGGCACTTGGTAGTGTAGACGAATTTAAGTCAAGACTCACTGGCGGTGGTGCTCGCGGTAATCTCTTTCAGGTTACCTTGAACAACCCACGTGGTGGTTTAGGGGTCGCACTCGACGTCGACTTTGCATCTTTCATGTGTGAGGCAGCTCAGCTGCCCGCATCAACCGTAGGAACAATTGAGATTCCATTCCGCGGTCGTAGATTGAAAGTTGCCGGCGACAGAACGTTTGATCCTTGGACTGTAACAGTCATTAACGATACAGGGTTTAAGATCAGGGACGAAATGGAAAAATGGATGAACGCAATCGCTAACCATGCAGATGCTGGTGGTGTGCAGAATCCAGAACTCTACTTCGCTGATCTTCAGGTACAACAATTTGATCGTGACGAATCAGTCATTAAGACAGTCACAATCAAAGATGCTTGGCCTTCATCGCTATCTGCGATTGAACTCAGCTACGCTGACGATCAGATCGAAAGATTCCAGATCGAGTGGCAGTATCAATACTGGACCAGTAACACCACTGATCAGTAGTAATATATAAAGGGAGAGCGGTACTCCGCTCTCCTCTTATTATAAGGAATTTACATGGCAGAACAAGACGGCTTTAAATTATTTGGATTTGAGATTAAACGAGCCAGCGCTGAGAATCCAGCCAAGGCCGCTTCAATCGTTCCAGCCCGAGACGAAGATGGTGCAGGTTACGTAACCGCATCAGGTTCTCATTATGGCCAATACATTAATCAAGACGGCACGGATGCAAAAGATAATCATGCATTGATTATGAAGTATCGTGGCGTTGCAATGCATCCAGAAGTTGATGCAGCGATCGAAGACATTACAAACGAAGCCATTATCGGTGGTGAAAACGAACCTGTTACTTTAAACATGGATAGTCTCATAGCACCAGCTGCCATCAAAAAATCTATCAAAGATGAGTTTGATGGTATCTTATCAATGATGGATTTTACAGAACTAGGACACGACATCTTTCGAAGATGGTACGTCGATGGTAGAATATACCATCACCTTGTAGTCGATGAAGGTAATCTCAAGCAAGGTATCATTGACATTCGTCCAATTGACGCTGCACGTATTCGTAAAGTAAGACAAATAAAGAAAAAGAAAGATGTAGCAACCGGTGCACCATTGGTTAAAAAGGTAGATGAGTATTTCATCTATCAAGAAAAACCAGGTTATCAAGCAGCCGGTGTTAAATTAACTCTTGATTCTATATCGTATTGTACATCAGGCTTGCTTGACGAAAAACGCTCAAAAGTATTATCATTCTTACATAAAGCATTAAAGCCTTTGAATCAGTTAAGAATGATGGAAGATTCGTTGGTTATCTATCGTTTAGCGCGCGCTCCAGAACGTAGGATTTTCTACGTGGACGTGGGTAACCTTCCTCGAGGTAAAGCCGAGCAGTATATGAAAGACATCATGACTCGGTATCGTAATAAACTCGTATATGATGCGCAAACCGGTGAGATCAAAGATGATCGTAAACACCAGTCATTACTTGAAGATTTTTGGATGCCACGCCGAGAAGGTGGTAGAGGTACAGAAATATCTACGCTACCTGGTGGTGAAAACCTTGGACAGATCGAAGATATATTTTACTTTCAAAAGAAATTATATCGTTCACTTAATGTGCCGATCAACCGGTTAGAACAAGATAGCCCATCATTTGCTATCGGTAGAACTACTGAGATTAACCGTGACGAACTTAAGTTTCAAAAGTTCATAGATCGTTTACGTACTCGATTTGCTGGATTATTCATAGACATATTGAAAAAGCAATTAGTACTTAAAGGTGTCATGACTGAAGACGATTGGCGCGGTATGAAGAATGATATTGTTGTAGTATTTGCAAGAGATAATTATTTTTCTGAGCTAAAAGAATCAGAAATACTTAGAGAGAGGCTACAGACTCTCGATCAGGTTAGTAACTATATTGGTACCTATTTCTCACAGGAATGGATACAAAAGAATGTCTTAAAGTTTACTGATGATGAAATAAAGAATATGAACCTGCCAGCATCTGGCGAACAAGGAGATGAAGAATGAGTGAAGTAGAAGCCGCAGTTGAAGAACCACCAGTGGTGAAAAATCCGTTAGCAGATTTAGTTGACGCTGCATTGGCAAAAGATTATAATAAGGCCAATGAGATTTTTGGTCAGGCTGTTAGCGTAAAACTTGACGACGTTATGGATCAAGAACGTATTCGTTTATCGAACGCAATCTACAATGCTTCTGAGGAGGAGGACGAAGATGAAGTCGAAGATGAAGACATGGAAGATTCTGAAGACGTATCTGATGACGATATGGATGTGGAAGATTCTGATGATGAAGGGAATGTGGACGATGATGATGGCGATGATATGGGCGATGAAGAAGACACTGAAGAATCCGTTTAAGTAGAAAATTAAAATCATATAAATAATATTACACGTAAGAAAGGTTGAGTGAACTATGGTTCAATTTTATAGACCATTACAAGCTGAGATTGCTTCGCCCACTTTAGCTAGTGCAGCATCTACAGTAAGTGATACGACACTTGTAAGAGCAGTTAACGGTACAACAACGGCGCATAAAGTATTTTTAATTAGCCCCACGCTGGATGACAGTGCTACAATGACGATCGCTGGTGGTGACACTGTATTGATACCAAAAGAAGCCACTACTAAAGTGTATGCTGCTAACGCTGGTGTATTACTAACAAGCGTTACTCACCCTCGTGGATAGGATTGTGCAATGAAACTTATTTCAGAATTTGTAGATCATCAAATCGGTTATAACGTTATTACCGAAGAGAAATCTGGTAAGAAGAAATACGTTATCGAAGGTGTATTTGCACAGGCAGAACAAAAGAATAGAAACGGTCGGATATATCCAAAAGCAATCATGGAAAAAGCTGTTAACGCTTATAGCGACAAGCAAGTTTCCAAAGGTAGAGCTGTTGGTGAATTGAATCACCCTGAAGGACCGACCGTTAATTTAGATAAAGTTTCTCATAAGATCGATGAACTCAAGTTTGAGGGAAATGATGTTATGGGCAAAGCCACAGTATTGAATACTCCAATGGGCGAGATTGTTAAAGGTCTTCTCGACGGTGGTGTTCAACTGGGCGTTTCGACTCGTGGTATGGGAAGTTTGATGCAACAAAATAACGCAATGGTCGTCAAAGACGACTTTATGCTTAATGCTATCGATATAGTACAAGATCCATCTGCACCGTCTGCATTTGTTAATGGAGTTATGGAAGGTGTTGACTGGGTTTGGGATAACGGTATTTTGTCGGCTCAAGCAATTGAAAAAATGGAGACTGAAATTAAAAAAGCTCCGCGTGCTGATCTCTATGAGGTACAAGTTCGTGAGTTCAAAAATTTCCTCTCGTTGTTAAAAAGTTAAAAATAAGGAGTCAATTAAATGACTGATCAAGAGAATCAAGATCAAGAAATTGAACTCCAAGATGACGAGACTATCTTGGAGATGGATGATCACGAAGCTGGATCTGTTGCAAGTGCTGATAAAGCCGCCGATGCTAGTGGTTCTGCGCCAAAGCGTAGTACCGGAGGTGGTGCATCAGACGCTAGTAAACAAGATCCAATGCCAAAGACTAAAGCTGCATTAATGGCTGCTATGATGAAAGACATGGGTAAGATGGATAAAAAATCTCTCCAGGCCATGTACATGAACAAGCAAGAAATGATGCACATGAAGAAAGAAGATTTGGATAACGATGATGCACCGGTGCAAGAAATTGCATATGAGGCAGACTTCGAAGCAGATCTGAATGCTTTAGTATCCGAAGAGGCTACACTGTCAGATGAGTTCAAGGCGAAAGCCGAGACGATTTTTGAAGCTGCGATTAAGTCAAAGCTTTCAACAGAAATCGATCGTCTGGAAGAGAAGTATCAAGAAGAATTGGCAGAAGAAGTCTCAACAACCAAAGCTGACATGGTAGAAAAAGTAGATTCCTACTTGAACTACGTAGTTGAGCAGTGGATGGAAGACAACAAAGTAGCCGTACAGGCTGGCCTACGTACAGAGATCGCTGAAAAGTTCATGAACAGTCTTAAGGATCTGTTTACTGAATCGTACATCGACGTACCAGAGTCTAAAGTCGACCTAGTTGACGAACTTGCTGGTGAAGTTGAAGAGCTGGAAAGCAAACTCAACGAATCAACAGGTACAATCATCGAAATGTCTGGTGAGCTAGAAGAATTTAAGCGTAACGAAGTAATTCGTGAAGCTTCAAAAGATATGGCTCAGACAGAAGTAGAGAAGTTAAAGTCCCTTGTACAAGATATTGACTTCAGCGACGCATTCGCTGAAAAAGTTAATACAGTGAAGGAATCTTACTTCAAGAAACCGGCAACAGCTGAAGGTGTTTCAGAAGAAGTTGAAGAAGACGGTGATTCCGTAGTCGAAACTTCAGATGCAATGTCTCAGTACATGGCTGCCATCAATAGACAAATCAAATCCTAAGGGAGATTATCAGAAATGCATAACGTAGTTTCATACGATAAGCTCGTCGAAAAATGGGCACCGGTACTTGACAATGAAGCCGCCGGTACTATTCAAGACGCGCATCGCCGGGCAGTTACTGCCACAATTCTAGAAAACCAAGAATTGGCCCTCAAAGAAGAAGGCCAACTTCAAGAAACAACCGTAGCAGGTAGTGCTGCTAACTGGAACCCAGTCCTTATCGCACTCGTACGTCGCGCAATGCCTAACCTTGTTGCTTATGACATCTGTGGTGTGCAGCCAATGACTGGACCAACAGGCTTGATCTTCGCAATGAAGTCAACCTTCCAGAAGACAAAAGCTGGCGTATCAAACGGTGACGAAGCTCTCTTCAACGAAGCTCCAGTCGGCTACTCAGGTGACTCATCAACAACCGGTAACGGTTCGCTTGGTCCATCTGGTTTGGCTGGTACTTTGGACGGCGACAACGACTCAACAATCGTTGACTCCGGTGCAACACACGTACCTTACGCTGGTGATGCATACACAACTGCAGAAGCTGAAGTACTTGGCGTTGGTTCAGGTGAAGTACTTGCACCAATGGGCTTTACAATTGAAAAGTCCACAGTGACAGCAAAGTCACGTGCGTTACGCGCTAACTACACACTTGAGCTTGCACAAGACCTGAAAGCAATCCACGGCTTGGATGCTGAGACCGAGTTGGCAAACATTCTGTCAACAGAAATCTTGGCTGAAATCAACCGTGAGGTTGTACGTACGGTCAACCGTCAAGCTAAAATCGGTTCACGTCAAACTTCAAACCAAACACTCGGTATCATCGATCTGGCAACAGACGTCGACGGCCGGTGGTCAGTTGAGAAGTACAAAGGTCTGATCATGCAGATCGAGCGTGAAGCCAACACAATCGCTAAAGAAACACGTCGTGGTAAAGGTAACTTTATCCTGTGTTCATCAGATGTTGCTGCAGCCCTTAACGCTGCTGGTATGTTGGATTACACTCCAGCATTGTCCACAAACTTGAACGTGGACGACACTGGTAACACATTTGCAGGTACCTTGAACGGACGGATCCGTGTCTACATCGATCCATTCTCAAGCCGCGATTATGTCAACGTCGGTTATAAGGGTACAAACCCATATGACGCCGGATTGTTCTACTGCCCATACGTTCCTTTGACAATGGTCAAAGCAGTGGGCGAGGAAGACTTCCAGCCTCGGATCGGCTTCAAGACTCGTTACGGAATGGTATCAAACCCATTCGTTGGAACAACTCCATCAAACGGGCTTGCAACAGATCGTACTAACCAGTACTATCGTATCTCAGCTGTTAATAATATCCTTTCATAGGGCTAAATTCAGCTTTGACATAATAACTGAACCCCTCTTCGGAGGGGTTCTTTTTTTGTATAAATACACTTATGGCTACACTAACTACAAATATAAACTACTTACAACCTACTGGTTATAAGCTTACCATAGATCGGGAAAACTACCCGAATCTAGAGTTCTTTGCTCAGAACGTACAGCATCCAGACCTAACACTAGTGCCAAGCGAATTACAGTTCAGAAAAGTTCGAAGTATTCCAATGCCAGGTGGTACTTTAGACTACGGTGAATTAAGCGCTAATATTATTCTTGATGAAGATATGAAAGCTTATACCGAGATGCATGACTGGATGAGAAGGTTACTCGATGCGCCTTTGAAGGGTGCACTCGATAGAAACAGCGCAAGTGCTGCGTCAACTGATAGTATACCTTCTACGGCAGATATCACATTGACAATACTAAACAGTATGAACAATAAGGTTAAAAATATTCGATACCAAGGTGCAATGCCTACAAACCTTGGAGCCATCAACTTTGAATCGACTTCAAGTGGAACAGAGTTTATCACTTTCCCTGTTTCATTTAGATATAACATTTTTGAGCTTGTATAGATAATTCTATATGATGGAGTAAATAATGATTGACTTGAAAGAAGTCTTGGCCGACTGGGCCGAGGACAGTAGAATCGGCATGAAACTTGATGAAGATTCTCGTAATACACCTCTCTTACATGCTAAGTATTTAGAAAAACTCGCTAACTCTAAGTTGTTACTTAAAAGAGCTGAGTTTACTCAAAAGATATTGCTTAAGCAAAAGTGGGAATGGTACAACGGCAAGATGGATCCCGATACTTTAAAAGAGCTTGGGTGGGATCCAGATCCTTTTAATGGTCTTAAGATTATGAAAGGTGATATGGATTACTATTATGATTCAGACCCTGAGATACAAAAGTCTGAAGAAAAAATACAATACTACAAAACACTAGTTGAAACATTAACAGAAATAGTGAGTAACATTACGTGGCGGCATCAGACAATTGGGAACATGATCAAGTGGAAGCAATTCGAATCCGGAAACTAAGTCATGCGATGCTTCATGTCCAATGCGACTGGGGACAAGCCGAAGAGATAAAAGAGTTCTTTTCATTCTACGTTCCAGGTTATAAGTTTATGCCAGCGTACAAGCGTAGGATTTGGGATGGAAAGATTCGTCTGTTTGATTCTAATCGTGGTGAATTGCCAGCCGGTCTTATATCGCATTTGGTTAAGTTTATTGAGACTCGTGGATACCAATATCAGCTTGTAAATGTAAAAAAATATGGATCACCAATACACGATGAAAGGCCAGATCCAAAGGCCGTAGCTCAATATATTAAATCAATGGAGTTGCCGTTTGAACCGAGAGATTATCAGTTTATTGCGGTAATGGAAGCGCTACACAGAACACGCGGTATCTTATTATCTCCAACTGGTTCTGGTAAATCGTTAATTATTTACATTCTCATCATGTATTGGTTGACACAACTGACGGATGGCGTTAGATATCCGCACGCTGGTAGAGCTTTGGTTGTCGTACCTACCACTTCACTCGTTGAACAAATGTACGGCGACTTTATCTCTTACGGATCACCCGAAGGTAGAATCCATAGAATTTATTCTGGTAAAGAAAAAACATTTGATAACGCTATCTGTATTACAACATGGCAGTCGATTTACAAATTACCAAAACAGTGGTATGATCAATTCGGCATGGTGATAGGCGATGAGTGCCATGGCTTTAAATCAAAATCACTTATGAATATTATGAACAAGGCAACGGAGGCTAAGTATCGATATGGCACGACTGGGACTTTGGATGGAACTCAAACTCATGAGCTTGTGCTTCAAGGACTTTTTGGAAAGACGTTTAAGGTTACCACTACCAAGTCTCTCCAAGAAAAAGGAACACTTGCAGAACTCAATATTAACAGGGTCGTTCTTGATCATTCGTCGGATGCCAGACGGGACTGTGAGCAGAAAGACTATCAGGGTGAAATAGAATATATAGTTACAAATGAAAAACGTAACAGGTTAATTAGCAATCTTGCTCTCGACCAAAAAGGTAATACACTAGTATTGTTTAATTTTGTAGAGAAACATGGGAAACCATTATTCGATTTGATTCAAGATAAAGCGGCCGAAGATCGTCGCGTATTTTTTGTATCAGGAAGTGTTGCAACATCAGACCGCGAAGCAATTCGTGGGATAGTGGAGAAACAGAAAAATGCTATCATCGTCGCATCTTTGGGTACTTTTAGTACCGGCATTAATATTCGGAATCTACATAACATTATTTTTGCGTCGCCTTCGAAAAGTCAGATCAGAGTTCTTCAAAGTATTGGACGAGGATTAAGAAAATCTGATAATAATGAACCAACTACACTTTACGACATTATAGATAATATTAGTACTGACACTAAAAAGAATTTTGCATGGCTTCATGGAAATGAACGACTTAAAATTTATGAAAAAGAAAAGTTCAATCATAAAACTTATAAGGTAGCGCTATGACATTCAAGCAGTTAAAATTTACCAATGGTGATGAGATTATTGCTGACGTAGTAGATGAAGAAAAATCACACATGGTTATACGAGCAGCAATGCGTATTGTCGAGTGTGAAAACCTAGAAGAAGGTTACAGCTATTTTGCTTTCAGACCTTTCATATCTTTTACTCAAGATGTCGAGGCACTACAGCTCGTGCATACTAATCAGTTAATCGTAGAAGCGATTCCATCAAAAAATATTATGAAGCATTACGCATCGGCCGTAAAACGCATGACCAAGTTTACTAAACTAGGTCAGACACTTGAAGATTTTGAGATGATGAGCGGAGAAGAGATGGAAAATATTATAGAACAGCTAGTTGAAGATGAAGTCCAAGAAGAGCTTAAAGAGCAAAAAGAACTTGGTGAAAACGTAATTGTATTCAAACCAAAGGACACGATGCACTAATGCCATACTTAAATCACAACATACCACCTTTCAGCGCTTACATACGAAACGAATACTTATACAATCATACCAAAGGGCATGGTGAATTTACGTTTGCTGATATTCATACGGTAAATTGTATGGAGCGTAGAGCGATACTATTCGAATGTTTACTACCTAATGGAGTAAACTGGACTCGAAGACCGATCAACGCTTTCGTATGGAAAAGAGACGCACCGCAATATCCACTTAACATTCATATGTACTGGGATTGTTTTAGTTCGTACGTTAACGTACAACGAAGAAACAGATTAGCCAACTGCCGAGCGGAACTAGTTGATTGGCATGGCGAAAAAAGAAAAGGCACCTATATGTTTACCATCGACTTTGGATGGGAAGACAAGGCTGCCATGTTAGATACAAACTTTAGTGAAGACCCTGAACATAAATGCGCACACATGTTTAGAATGGATGACGGTAACTTCTTTGCCTATCCTAACAATAGAACAATATGGTATGATGATGCGTTTATGGAAGAACGGCTAACTGGTAATCCAGGTTATCTTATTGACCAAAATTTTTATACTGTTGAAAATACACGTGAGGATACTATCACGGATGATAGTTACTTTACGCAATGGGAACAAGTAGGTGAGGATGTTTTTAACGTAGACGAGCAGAATCCTATAGGCGCGGTATCAAGGAAAAATAAGCAAGAATAGTGAAAGTATTTTACGATCACATTTATGGTAACACCACTAAGTATGACATCGTTTATGGATTAGCACTAGCTGAGGTTGAACCTGGTGAAGAAGATAAAGCGTTAGACTTAGGTTGGACGCCGATGGACGCCTTTTTTTATGTAACAGATAAGCAACTTTGGATTCAAGCAAGAACTACGCGTATTAGTCTACCTAACTTCAAGGTAAAACGTAAGCATAAAAGATACCTAAATACAGGCGTAACAGGTAAACACTACCAAGATACAAACCCGTGGCAGAAAGAATGTGATGAAGTATTCAAAAAATATTGTGATTATAGAGGCTATGATGATCACCATGACGCAGGTTTAATTGACAAGGAGTATGGTGACAAAGATTATTTCGTATACTGGCATAACGATAAGGTAATTGCTTACACTAATCTAACAAGATACAATTGTAGTGTTGTGGCGGGTGAGTTCGCGTGGGACTATGAAAATCCTAAATTAGGTCTTGGAATATTCGCGCAGAACTTTGAATGCAAGACATACAAAGAACTAGACTACAAGTATTACTATTCATCTTACGCCTATGAGAAGGTATGCGAATACAAATCTTTTTATAACGGATTCGAATGGTGGACCGGCCGGGTTTGGAGTAGTGATAAAGACCAGTTTAAAGATTTACTCACAAAGGATAGTAACGTAGAAACCTTGGATGAT